AACGTCTTAAACTTATAGCAGAAGACACTACAAAAACAGAAAAAGTTAGGATAGAAGCCGCTAAAGAAGCCTTTAGGTTAGAAAATGAGGTTATGACTACGAGAGTAGCTAACGCAGAAGAAGCTCTAAGAATAAAAAGAGAAGAAAACGAGCTAAACGAAAGTATGGCAGAAGACCTAGACGCACAAGCGCAACTAGAAATAGATTTATTTAACATAAAAGCAGAAAGTACTACAAAGCAAATAGAACTAAACAATAAGATAAACGCTATACAAAAAGAAGCAGAAGCTAGAAGGCTACAAGCTATAAAAGAAGAAGAACAGGCTAGACTAGAAGCTGCAGAAGCTAGACAAAAAGATTTTGAAGAAGCAGAAAAGATACAAGAAGAACTATTTAAGGCAGAAGAAGAACGCGTTAAGAAAGAAAAAGAACTAGCTAAACAAGCAGCTTTAGATAAAATAGCACAAGACAAAGCCGTAGCAGATAGTAAAATAGCTGTTAGCAGCGCAGCGCTAGGCGCAGTAGCGGATATATTTGGAAGGGAAAGTCAAGCAGGTAAAGCCGCCGCAGTAGCACAGGCTACTATCAACACGTACCAAGCGGCTAACAACGCACTAGCTAATACGCCAGCGCCGCCACCTTTTCCTTTTATAGCCGCAGGTGTAGCCTTAGCCGCAGGTTTTCAAAACATAAATAAGATACTATCTACACCTATAGAAAATAAGTTTGCTAACGGTGGTATAGTGGGCGGTTTTGGTACTGGCAGAAGCGATAGCGTACCTGCTAGACTATCAAAAGGAGAAAGCGTAATAAACGCACGTTCTACTAGAATGTTTAGACCAGTACTAAGCGCTATAAACGAAGCAGGGGGCGGTCGTGGTTTTGCAGACGGTGGAACGCTAGACGAAGGTTTAGGCGGTATAACTACAGGAACAGTAAAAGCGTATGTAGTCAGCGACGAAATGACTAATAACCAAGAAAGGTTAGCTAAAATTAGAAGAAAAGCAACAATTTAAAATATAAAAGATATGCCTTGTAAACAATGCGAAAACGGTAAATACAGGTTTGGCGACGGTAACTGCAAATATGAAACATTAGCAGAATGTGAAGCAGCGCACCAAACCTACGACATAGTAGAACTAGTTATAGACGATAGTAACGAAGCAATAGCTATAGACGCTATAAGCCTAGTTACTAGCCCTGCTATAGAAGTAAACGCAGTATTTTTCAATAAAGAAAATAACTTAACACTAGCAAAGATAGACGAAGAAAAGCGTATGCTAGTAAGCCCTGCGCTTATACCATATAAGCAAATATATAGATATAACGCAGACACAGATAAGCACTACTATGTATACTTTACTGCGGATACAGTACGTAAGTCTGCAGAAGCCTTTATTAAACACCACAATACTAATAACGCTACAATACAGCACGAATACAAAGTAACAGGCGTAAGCGTTATAGAAAGCTGGATAAGCGAAAGCGAAACGAAAGACAAAAGCAACTTATACGGCTACGAATTACCTAAGGGTACTTGGTTCGTATCTATGCGTATAGAAAACGACGAAGTATGGCAACAAATAAAAAGCGGCGAACTAAAAGGCTTGTCTATAGAAGGCTACTTTGTTAACGCTGCGGAAAAGATGGCTAAAGTAGGTAGCATGGTAGTAGACAATATGGAATTACCTTTATACGACAATGAAGAAGAAGCGTTAGCAGTAGCTAAAGAAATGGGTTGCGAAGGAGTACACGAACACACGCTAGACGGTAAGACTGTATATATGCCTTGCGCAGATCACGATATAATTAGCGCACTAGCAGAAATACTAGACGTTAAAAAAAAAAGTAAACTAGAAAGCTATACAGACTACCCACAGGCGGCAACTAATAACGCTAAAAGGGCTATAGAATGGAAGGAAGAAAACGGCACCACTTGCGGCACACGTGTAGGCTGGACTAGGGCTAGACAGTTAGCAGACAGAAAGCCTATAAGTCGCGATACTATAGCGCGTATGGCTAGCTTTAAGCGACACCAACAAAATAAGGACGTACCCTATAGCGAAGGCTGCGGCGGTCTAATGTGGGATGCTTGGGGCGGTTCTAGCGGCGTTAACTGGGCTATAAGCAAACTAAAAGAAATAGACAGCGAAAATAAAACAAACTAATAACGTTTATATTTTATATTGTAACTTATTGACTTTAACACACATTAAAAATGGATTTAAAAACACGTATTAAGGTAGCTTTAGGTATAGAAGAAGAAGCTAACGAAATTAAGTTAGCGTACCAAGCTAAACTAGTAGACGGTACTATAATTACATCCGACGCTGACGAACTAGCAGAAGGTGTAATAATGAACATTCTATCTGAGGACGGACAACAAACGCCACTACCTGCAGGAACTTATGAATTAGAAGACGGTACTAAATTTACTACAGACGACGCAGGCTTAGTATTAGAAGTAGCGGCTGTAGAAGAAGAAGAAGAAGCAGAAGTAGATGCTGAAGACAAAGAAGACGAAATCTACACAGAGGACAAAGAAGAAATGTCTAACGAAGAAGTAGACAGCGTAGAAACTACAGTAGACAAAGAAGCTGAACTATTCGAAGAAGTAGGTATGGTAGTAAAAGAACTACTAGAAGAAGTACGCAACGATATTGCTAGACTATCTGGTGAGTTAGACGAGTTACGCGGCGAGAACTTGTCAAAAGACGAGAATATAGCAGAACTACAAGAAGAAAACACTAAACTATCTGCACAGGTTAAAGAATTAAACGAGCAACCTGCAGAAGAAGGTGTAAAACTATCTAAGTTTGAAGAAAAAAAGAAGGTGCAACTAAGCGAAGTAGAATACGCTAAACTTACACCACAGCAAAAATATTTATATAACTTTAACAATAAGTAAAAATGGCATTAACTATTACAGGTTCGTCGTATGCTGGCGAACACGCAGGGCTGTATATCAACGCAGCATTAAAGCAGGCAAAATCTTTAGAGTATTTGACTGTTAGAGAAAACGTAAACTACAAAGAAGTAGTAAACAAAGTAGCAGGATCTAACTTGGTAAAAGACCGTTCGTGCGACTTTACAGAAAATTCAGCAACTTTAACACTAACAGAAAGTGTTTTAGAAGTAGAACCTTTCCAAATTAACATTGACGTATGTAAAAAAACTATGTTGTCTGACTGGTCGTACAACCAAATGGACGATTTTACAGCGTACGCAGTATCTTACCTAGCTGATTCTATTGCTGACAGCGTAGAAAATTCTATCTGGCAAGGTACTACCGCTACTTCTGGTCAATTCGACAAAGTAGCTACGGGTTCTATGACTGCTTCTTCTGCTTCTGCAGCTTATACAGCGGCTAACATTATCGCTAACTTACAGACTTTAGTAGCAGACATTCCTTCAGCTGTATACGGAAAAGAAGATTTATTTATTTACATGAACAAGAAGACTTACCGCTTCTACGTTTCTGCTATTTCTGCATTATCTGCATTTCCTTTTAACCACATGGGGCAATATACTCCAGAGTTCGAAGGTATTTCAATTGCAGTTTGTCCTGGTTTAGCAGATAACCAAATGTTCGCAGGACAGAAGTCTAACTTGTTCTTCGGAACTTCTTTGTCTTCTGACTTAACAGAAATTCGTATCTTAGATATGGCAGAATTAGACGGTTCTGACAACGTAAGAATGGTGGCTAAGTGGACTGCAGGAGTACAAGTAGGTGTAGCTTCTGACTTTACATTTCAATCATAATAACTAACTAGCGTAACGGCAGGGGCGTAAGCCCTTGCTTTAACGCCTTAAACTATAACAAATGGCTTGCGAATTAACTAAAGGACGAAGTCTAGGTTGCAAATCAACGAGCGGCGGCATAAAAGCCGTATACTTTGCGCAGTTAGAAGACTTAGTACTAACAAACCCAGAAGCAGGTTCTATTACAGATATAGAGTTTGCAGGCGGCGCTACTACAGCGTTACGTAAGTACGTATTACCTAGAGGTACTGGAAGTTTTACTGAAACTATTACAGGTAGCCCAGAAAATGGTAGCGTATTTTATGAGCCTAGTGTTTCGATAATGTTACATAACTTATCAAGCGCTGACCAGAACGAAATTAAGTTACTTGCACAAAACAGACTAGTAATTTTCGTAGAATTGAACCAACGTGTAGCAACTGGCGGACATAACGTTATACTTTGCTTAGGTGGCGAAAACGGAATGGAACTAACTACAGGTACTGCGGCAAGTGGCGCAGCATTTGGAGATATGAACGGATACACTCTTACCTTTGCAGGAATGGAAAGATTCCCTGTTTCAGTAGTAGCAGACTACACTAGTTCTCCGTTTGACAATTCAGACTTCAACGGCGGCGCTTCTATTACTATCGACGTAGACTAATAGAACTTACATATATTTATAGTTAAAAGCGGCATTTTGTCGCTTTTTTCTATATAAAACTAAATAAATAGGACTTTTTTATATTTTATATTGTAATGATATATTTAACTAGAACAAGCGACGGTGGTTTTTACAATAATTTTCAAGTTAGGACTACTAATAAGTACGCTTTAGCAGTACCGTTAACTACGTATTTATATATGAAAATAGTAAACGATATTACTAAAGAAGAATTTTTCAGTTATTTACACGTAATAAGTAGCACGCCTTATGTTCAATTAGTTAACTTTACTAATACAGCAGGTTCACAGTCGCAAGTAGGCGGCGAAGATATAGGCTTACAAGAAGAAATTTTCCATACTTACACTATATACGAAATATCTAACACAGACCAGACAGGCGACGTAACAGAAGCTATAGCGCAAGGCAAAAGTAACGCAATAGAAAGAGGTAAGATATTCTTAATAAACGACCAGATAACAGAAGTAAGCTATACAGAATACACGCCTACAGACAACACAAATACAACAAATAAAAACACAGTATATTTAAACATATAATAACATGGGATATAAAAATCAAGTAGACTTACTAAACGAGCAGTTAGGAAAAAAAGGGCAAAACGTTTGCTTTACTACTGCAGCACAAACAGAAGACTTTTACGCAGTACACTTTGTAACAGAAAGCGTAATAGCTTCTATTACTATTGCTAACGGTACAGGAGAAAGCGCACTACAGACTACTATACCTGCAGGTACGGTTATCTTTGCTAACATTACAGCTATTACACTAACAAGCGGTGTAGCAATAGGCTACCATAACTAAGATATGAAACTAGGACTTTCTATAGGTATAAATGCTAGGGCGGAAAACCTAGAAACTATGGGCGGTTTTGAACCTGCAGACTTTGGCAGCTTAGATATACATTATGATATATCGCTACAAAGCGGTAGCCATTCAGATCTAGTCGCTAGCGTAGTTAACAGAGGTGCTGGCGGTAATACTTACGATATAGCGCAGAGTACAGACGCTAATAAGCCTAGATTAGATACTTCTTCTATGGGTTTAAAGTCGTTAAGTTTCGACAATTCTAACGACAGGCTAGATAGCGGTACTGCTTACGTAACAACCGACCAGACCTTTACTTTTTTCTGTGTTTTTGAAACAGGGCAAGCAGGCACAGACGTGTTTTTTGCAGGAGATGTTACTACTAACCTAAACTTTATACAGCTAGCAGGCGCTAACGGTGTAGCTATACAAACTAAATTTGTAGGTAATACTGCAGGTAGCAATAACGCTGCAGTTACAACAAAGATAGACGGTTCTCAAAGCGCAGGTACAGACGGCGATATAGACTATACCTATAGAGTATCTACGCCAGAAATACTTATCATAACTAGAGATGCTAGCGAAAATATAAGGTTTTTTAACCATACAGGCGGATTAATGGCTACAAGTACTAGTGACGCTACAGACGCAGATACAAACTTTAGGTTTCAACGAGTAGGCTTAGCAGGTACCGGCGGTTCTCCTTTTGACGGTAACTTAGGAGAACTAGGACTATATAACAAAAAGCTAACAGACGCACAGGTATTAACTTTAGCTAACTATTTAGCTGAAAAATGGAACGTTTCATAATGGAAAACAGACTACTAAATATACAACTTACTAACGAAGTACAGCCTAAGATAACAGAAATGGGCGGTATGGATTGGGTAAGTATAGGCGATGGCGACTATAAGAACTTATACCCACAATATCTTATAGACTTATATAACAATTCAGCTACGCACGCTGCAGTAGTTAACGCTACGGCTGCTATGATAGCAGGCGAAGACTTAATGCCAGAAGAAACGGAAAACCTACAGCAATTTGTAGAACTAAAAAAGTTTTTAGGCGGTGTAAACAAAACAGAAACGGCGCACGAATTACTAGTTAAATTAGCGTTTGACCTTAAACTACAAGGCGCTTACGCTATTAATGTAGTATGGAGTAAAGATCGTACTAAGATAGCTGCTTTACACCACATACCTGTAGAACAAGTTAGGGTAGGTAAGCCTGTAGACGGCGACGTGCAAGAATACTACATAAGTGCTGACTGGTCGCAGTATCGTAAAAAGGAGTATATGCCAGAACGTATAGCTGCTTTTAACTTACAGGATAGACGCGAAGCTAGCCAACTATTATACGCAGGTGTATATAGCCCTGCGCTAGAACTATACCACACGCCAGACTATGTAGCAGGCACTAACTGGATACAAATAGACAACCTTACTGCAGACTTTCACTTAAACAATATAGCTAACGGTTTTAGCGGTTCGTACTTTATCAACTTTGCGAACGGTATACCAACGCAGGAGGAACGCAGACAAATAGAAAACCAGATAGTTAAGAAGTTCAGCGGTGCTAACAATGCTGGTAAGTTTGTACTGACCTTTAGCGACGACGCTAACAGCAAGCCAGAAATACTACCTATACAGGTATCTAACGCAGATAAGCAGTATACAGTACTTAACGAACTTTGTATACAGAATATAATGATATGCCACAGAGTTACTAGCCCTATGTTATTAGGAGTTAAAACAGAA